AACCTCTGAGCATGAGCATCATTACTTGCAAAGGCAGCGGATACGAATGCAAATCTTTCTTGAGGACTTGATTCAGTCTCTCGCATATATGATTCTTTAAGTCTTTTGGTTCCGAGTTCATCGAATAATTTATCTCTCTCTAGGTCTATTTTAACACTGCTGACATCTACCATTTCTTCTCCGTTATTGTTGTTCTATTGCTGCTACTACGTTTGGAAACTTTTCTTTAATAATCTTCCAACATTCTTTTGCTACTTCCATGTGTTCTTTTTGTGTACCATTTGCCATACGTAACTCACAGTAGTGAATCCATGAACGTAATGTACCATTCATGTACATGCGTGACTGCGTGTTACCTTCAGGTAAAACTGCACGTGCTTGTTCTTTTGCAATGCCATTCTCAATCGCCCACTCATATGCATATTTTGCTCCTGAGATGACATTCATCTGTTTGACCATCCACTCAGATTTTAATTTATTATCTTCAGTCTCAACACTATTTTGACGATTCTTTGTATCTTGTAATCTAGCTTCACGCAAATCAAAACCCAAATCTTTTATAGGGTCAGCATATCGTTGACTGAATTCTTGGAAGGAAAAACTCCTATGCCGCAAAATCTGTCTTGCGATATCTCTTGTTGTACTTATTTCCATAACAACGTTGACCATTTCAAATGGTGACCAATGTTGATTTTTGATAAGATAACGAATAAGTTTCTCATCACCTCGTGTCATATCTTGATTACTAGGATTAGACACACGTGCCATATACACAATCATATCTTCAGCAGAATTGTGACCTGCAAATGGTGCTGTTACACCAATTAATTTCACGTTCATAATTTCTTCCAAAATGTAAATTTAGCTATTGCTTCCAAACCATAAAATGTATTACTATCTATAATCCTTTGAATTTCGCTGGCCGAAAAACCATTCAATATCATCTCATTGATGTCTTTGCCTTCTATCTCATCAGGCCAAATTACGACATTATGATTCGATTTGATTGCATTTTCAATCAACTTACATACTTCTTTATTGCGTGGTTCATTGTCAAAAACAAGCGTAATATTTTTTGCTTGAATATTTTTCACCGTTAAAGCAAGATTTGCATCACCACTTGCTACACAATTATTCAGAAACAAAGAATCAAGTGGACCCTCAACAAGATAAACACGTTTAGTTAAATCAACTCTATCTATGCCAAAGATTAATTTGTTTGTCGATTCATTTGTACGCAATGTAACATAACGTAGTGTGCGGTCACTTGTTTCTAATGCACGACCAGATACTGCAATTAATTCATTTTGATAATTGAAGTATGGAATAACCAATCGTGCATCTTCAACTAAATTTTTATCGTGATTGGGAATTAGCGCATCACAAAATGCTTTGTAGTTTGAAGTAAACAACAGCTTATCATAATGTTCTTCAGGAATCAGTCGATTTTCTACATAAGTTAGACAAAAATGTCCACTCTGTAAATCGTTGAGCCGGGTCCCATGTTCAAATATGTTGCGCTTTTTGATGTGACCAAATTTGGGTGGGTTGGTGATGATTCTTGGTGGTACACTACTCGTTCTGTGATGCGTGTTGGAGGTTGCTCCTGATTTGTATTTCTCGAATACATACTCATCATGTATTGTTGGGTCGATATGTTTGAGTAAATTGGCGACATTTGTTCCTACTCCGCAGTTGTGACAACGATAGAATAAATCATTACCCTTGGCAAAAACATAGCCTCGGGCTTTGAGTAAGTTTGTTTTAGAATCGCCACAATAAGGACATGAGAAATTCCAGAGATTATCATTCTTCTGCTTGAAGTTACGCAAGCGGGAAGAAATGAGTCTTATGTATTTTGTATCAGTATAGAGTGCCATGTAATCATTATATCAATACTCCTCAAAGAAGTCAATTAATTTAAAAACTTTGCCAAATACTCTAATTTAACATTTGAAATAATCCATGCTAATACAACAACACCACCGGCAATCATCCAACGCCACTGAAGCATGGACTTCATGTCATCATCTTCTTTTTGATTGTGTTCGGTAATGTGATCACGCAAAGATTTTATTTCATCCATAATTCTACGCTCGGTAAGTTCAATCTTATCAGAAAGATTTCTATCCGTCGTGGTAATTCTAGAATGAAGTTCTTTAATATCACCCACAGTGTCCTCTTTTCGTTTGTCCATATCTTTGTATATTTGATTGACCATGTTCGTGTTATTGTCTGCAAGCTTTTCAATAACACGGTCCATTTTTTCACAAAGTTCGGCAATGGTATTTACCTTTTCTTTGAGGACTCCAACTTCTACCTTTAAAGCTACTTCTCCGTCCATTTTACTTCTTCTCAGGAATCTTTGTGCCTTCTAACTTCTTATGGACTTTGATAGTTTTGCACACTTCTTTTTCTTTTTTGGTTTTGTTATCAAACTCTTTGACACACACTTTCTTTTCTTCAGCAGCAAATGCGGCCTTTGAAAGTGGTACAAAAAGCAGTGCTAGAATCATCGATATCAATGCAATTTCTTTTTTCATTTCTTTTCCTTTGTAACGAATTTTTCGGATGCGGTAAAGCCTAATCCACCTAGCACAACATACATGATAGCATCAAGTGTTTGTGGATTCAATCTTTTTTCAAAAAATAATTCTGAAATTACACCAGTAGCAAGCAGCAAGAACGCAAGAAAGGTAATTACTCTCTTGCTGCTTGGATTACTTTCACCTTCTCCAGATAATGTTTTGGTTAGAAAGTTTATCATTTTTCTGGATGTTCAGGTTGTGCTGGTGCTGGTTTACCACCAAAGCCAGATACTTCTGCTGCAACAAATGATGCCACTGGCTCAAACGATGTTGATGCTACTGAACCAAATCCTCCACTTAGACCGACTGGTACCGAAGCTGATACTGAAGATACAGGTGGTGGTGGCGGTGGTGTGTAAGGTTTGTTTGCAGCATCAAGTGCTTTTCCTCTCAACTCTTTGTCATCACCTGCCAACATAATACCCGACAGTGTACCAGTCAAGAATGTAGCAATAGGAATAATTAATTCAAAGAATTTATTGTCAACGGGACTCATACCATTCATTGGCTGAGTAACAAAAATTAAACTATACAATACAACAAAAACGATACCAAATAAGGTGAGTCCTAGAATGACACCAATGAAAAACTTCAGTCGTGCCATCAACTCATCGTTTGTATATCTTGGTCCTTCCCATAAATCTTTAATCATTTGCATTCTCCTTTACTTGGAACTTGTGGTAATTGCATCGACTGAATCGGTTGACCGTTTTTATTTTTCTCATAATGTGTCAAATCTTCAGGGCAAGTTCCGTTTGCGCTACAATATGGTTTTTTACATTGTTTTGTTTCCCAGTTCTCTGGGTCCTGGCATGGATAACGATAGTTTTCTCCACATGATGCTAGAAGAAACACTACCAATAGTGATAGATATTTCATCAGTGAACTCCTAGAACGTGAAGTGCATGTGCATAATGTTTCTTGCGGTCTTCAAGTCCTATCGTACCACCATTGATTCTCTTTGTCATTGTAAGAATATCGCCCGTATCTGCATATTGGTTCAGTTTGTTTGTTTCCCAGAACCAACATGCTGATTGTGCTGCACCTTCAAAGGTTTGTGTATACTCTGCTGCTTCTTCTGGTGTAATTTCTAATGATGCAGCAAACCATGTATAATTTGTTTTACCAGTAAGTTGAATTAGACCACGACCACGGTATTTGTAACCATCGCCCGATGCTTCGTTGCCATTACCCATGCGATCAGCATAGATTTTGTTTGCAATCTTTTCTGGTTTCTTTTCGTATGCTTTTGCAGTTGCCATATCTTTGAAGTATTTTGGGAATACTTTCATTAGGCTTTCTGCTTTGTAGTTTAAATTCTCTGTAAGAAAAATAAAACCACCAGACTCGTGAGCGCATTGTGCAATGAACGCTGCGATTCTTTGTGGAGTATTGATTTCGTAATCCGGCAGTAATTGACTTAATGCTTTATGCCACTGGTCAACATAGGGATTTTTTGGAAGCAATTCTTTTAATTGTTGTTTTGTCAGTTCCATACTTTTCCTTTATTATTTTACACTTTCAAAAATCTTTTTTTGTTTCACATGCCACTCATTCCATTCTTCAACTTTGATAGCACACTCATGATACAGTGTGTAATTTTCAACTACAGTTTTATGTAAATCTACGATAGATGTTGGGTCGTTCTCAACTTTTTTCAAAGGTGGACAGTTTTCTGTTAATGCTTTAGGTGCATCAGGAAATTTTGCAACTACAGGAACTGTTGTTGAACAACCAGTCAATAGCGCAATCAATAAAAGTGCATATAATTTCATTTTATCTCTGCCGCTTTGTTATGTTCTTCTATGATGATTCTAGGTACAGGACAACTTTTAAGAGCATCTTGTAATTCTTTTTGTTTCTTTTCAAACACGGCTCGTTCTTCTGCGCTCATATCTTTTACAATCTCAACTGTTTTACCTTCAACCAATCGGTTGATATATTCAATCTGTGTTTTTCCTTTTTCACGAACAACTTTTGTTCTCTCAACAACTCTTGTATTGATTTGTTCATTCGCTTCTTTTGCTTGTGCTTCTGCTTGTTTTACTTTAATTTCCATTGCTTCTACTCTTTCACGCCATTCTTTTTCTACACTGAAACCACCTTTCCAGTATAGACCGATACAGAATAAAACAATTGAAGCATATTTGATGATAGTCGCATGTGTACCAACAACTGGTAATTTGCTACCGAAAAAACCTAGTACAATACCAACAATGCTACCGATAAGTACAGCATTGATGATAAATTCTAGAAATCCTGTAGGCAAAAAACTAAGAAGCCACATTTGATTTTCTCTTTATAAAAGAAATGAATGTTGCAGCCTTGCGTTTCTTCACGCCAGGTTCGCCCTGTGGACCGACACCTAATCCTGCTACGGCACCACCGCCTACGGCGTTTACTGGTGCATCTTCTTCTTTAACACTCTTTGCATTTTTGTCCCAGTATTCTGGTCCAAAGCCACACTCGTTGCGTTTTTCCATTTTGTTGCAAGCTGGACAAAATTTAGATTCGTTATTTTTCATAGTCGTATTTATTTTAGTTTTCTCAATTCTTCAGCAATTTTCATATCAATATTAATGTTAGATGAAATAATATCTTTGCCTTTTATTCCTTTTACACGATTCGGCATAATATTAAGAAATAATAGAAATGTTTTAAGTGCAGAGTAATCTTTTTCACTCATACTAAAAAATAACAATCTGCTAGTCGCTTCTGGACCAAACAGATTGTTAAGTGTTACTATATGATTTAATATCAGCCGTTCACGAATTTCTTCTCTTTTATGATATCGATGAAACAATCGTTTAAGATAATTTAATTTCTTCATATCTTCATCGAATTCACTCATAATACAGTTAGGCTTATCGTAAGCTTTTGCTGCATACAACATCATATTATCTTCGGTTAGATTTTCAAATGACATAATAAATGCGGCTAACCGAAGTTAGCCGCCACTTTCATTTAAGCGTCAGGCGCAATTGCGTCATCGGATGCATCGCCTTCCATTGAACCCATAGCAACAATGGTTTCAAATGTGGTACGACCGTTACGGCCGCCCATCGTGAAAGTGAATGCTGTGTTACCAAATGTGTTTGCTGTTGGTGTGCCAGTATACAATCCACCGTTTGTAACTGTAACTGCTGTGACTCTACCAGTAGCGGCAGTTGTTACAG